TCAGAACTCAAGGCTTGACGCGGCTTTCTTGAGGTAGGATGGCGAGTATCGAGCGTACACGCGGAAGGTAATGCGCGGGTCACTATGGCCAAGGAATTGCGCAATCTCGTCCATCGGTATGCCATCCTCGGCCATCCACACAGCCGCGCTATGGCGCAGGTCGTGCGGGGTAACGTCTATAAGACCGGAGCGCTCTACAGCCGATGCGAACCCCTTCTTGATGTTCTTTACCGGCTCGCCGCCATACTCGATCACGTAGTCGGTCAGTGCGGCGTCCTTGGCTTTTGTGAGTTCGCGCCGCAGGCGGTCAGTCATTGGCACCAGCGCGCGCCCTTTACGGTTGCGCTCGCCGACAACGCCAAGCCGTATCTGACCGCGTTCGAAATCAACCCGGTCCCACGTCAATTGCAGGATTGCCGTCTTGCGGCCAGCCGTCGACAACGCCAGGATCATAAACAGGCGAATGTGAGGGCTGCCGGCCGCGTCCAGTAGGGTGGAAAACTCTGCGCGTGTCAGGTGTCGGTCTCGCGGCGGAGGCGCGCTAGGGGCCTCAAAAACAGCGCCAGTGACGCCGCGCCAATTCAGTGCCTGGCGAATGACATTCATTTCCTTGAGGATAGTCGCATCGCCGGTTGGCTTGCCGCGTACGCGCGCGCCCTCGGCTTGCCGCACTGCCGTGTACTCCCGGCAAAGCTCGCGCGTGATTTGGTCTGGCCGTAGGTGCGCGAACGTAGCCTTCGCGCGATCCCAGCCGTGTTGCAGGCGGGTGTGGTCAGATATTCGCCCATTCTTCTCCGACAGATACGCCTCAACGATCGCGCCCACCGTGGATCCGATGGGCGCCGTTGCGTAACGCTTGAAGTCGACTAGGCTGCGTTCGGCCTCTTCACGATCCTTGGTGCGGAGCGAGCGCCGTTGCGTTCGTCCGGCCTCGTCGATCCAGACGGCGTGCCAGTATCCGCGGAATAGCTTGCATCGGTATTGTCGTTGTTGCTCGATGGGCATTCAAATTCTTCCACAGTGGTTGCGCGGATTCGGATTAGGCGACCAACACGAAACGCCGACAAGTCGCCAGCCCGAATAATGTCTCGGATGTGTTGCGCGGAGCAACCCCAGCGCTCGGCAAGAGTCTCCGGTGTGTAGGGTCGGTTGTCGTTAGCTGGGGTCATGCCGTCTCCTCTCCTTCGGTCGCCGCACCCTAACCGGCACGGCCCGCTTGTCGTCCGCCTCGGGCTGGTCGAAATCGATGTAGGGGTCGGGTATGTGGTCCATCATCACCCTCCCACAATCGTCTTTATAGCGGTCCAGATCGAGTATGCGACCTGAGCGGCAAGGATAATGGAAGCGCCGATGCACATGGCCCAGATGAGGTTGCGGCTCATGACTTTTGCTCCAGAGCGGCCACGGGGTACAATTGAACCGATCCTATCTCGTTCTCACTTTCGACATTGTATCCCTCGCGCGTCAGCGCAGTGCTATAGAAACCGACCACGCGCCCGGTCCATGACGATCCCTTGATCTTGGTCACCCTGTCGCCCAGCTTGAAGGTGAGCTTGCCTTGCGCGAAATCGAGGTGCTTACTCATTCCCTCTCTCCCCTGCGCATATCGAGGGCGGCGGTGCGGATGGCGGCGGCGATTTCCTCGCACTTTTCGTCAACAGCGGCCTCTTGACATGCCTGTTCAGCATCCCTTGTCCCGGACCATGTGTTGCCAGCTTCTTCCGCCACCTTAGCAGCTTCCTCCATCCCATCAGCGCGGGCGGCGATAAGGGCGCGGGCGATGTCCTGCGCGCCCCGCTCAATGTGTGGTTCGCCTATCCATGCGATGGAAATCCCTTTGGCCAGTTTCCATTCGTCATCTGGACACCAATCAGGCTTACCCATTCTCCCGCCCTCCATCATTGTCAGGGGTGAGGGCGGCGAGAGTGGTGCGGGCGCGGCGGAAATCTTCAGCCACCTCCTCGCGCCATCCGGGAATGAACATATCGAGTTCATCAGTACCGAACCCTCCGCGGCATCCACCCGTAATCAGAGCTTCTTGTTGTCTGTATTTTTTGCAATAGGCATCGTACGCCCGGAGATGCATATCCCAGGAAATGCCTGCCGAGAAACCTTGAACCGGCGCACGGCGACTAAATGGCTCCAAAGCCTCGCGCAGTGCGGCGACCCGTGCCACAACCGCTTCTGCAACCGTTGCACAGAAGATGCTGTTCTCCGGGCCTTGGAGAAGATCGCTCTCTAGGCTTGGCATGGGGATGTGCTCGTTGATTGCGTCCCGCATCGCGTTCATGGCCTGCCATGTCTCGGTGCTATTGGCGCGCCAACGCTCAATTATCCGATCCTTCGCCTCCATAGCGGCAAGGTGGTCGGATAGGGTGACGAGGGGTTGTGGGCCGCCGTCTGATCCGTCTTTGCGGCAATGCATCTCGATAAGGCGTTTCGAATGGGTTGCCCATTTCGCAGTCGGGTGCAGCCACGCCACCACCTCCATCTGCTCCCCGCTGGCAGGGGTGGGCTTAGAGGGCTGAGTGTAGCGCTTGCTGAGTGCAGTTTTAAGCCACTCGGGGCGACGATATTCACCAACATCGAACTCGCTCTCATAAAGGGCGGTCATCCGTTCGAGGGCGTACAAAAGCGTTTCCGCATCCCCTTCGGGCTGATCGGCGCTCTGTGTGGGGGTTGATAGAACCTTGGTTATCGCTGCTGTCAGCGACGTTTTGCCGTGATCGACGTGAGCAATCTTGCCCATGTGACGAAGCTTTGCCTCTGGCTGCTCTTGGGTGAGGGCGTTTTCTTCTGCTCGCATGGCGCGGTAGATGGCTACGCATTGGTCGTACAGGGGCAGCGCCTTCACGGCCTGTTCTTGAGCCTTGTTAAACCCAGCAATCGCTACTTCGTGGGGGACGCGGTCATTCATGGCTTTCACCTTCCAGAGCGGAGAGTGCTTCCCGCAATTCGACCTGTTCAAAGATCGTGACGCTGCCCGTTTCACTTTCAAGCAGCTTGCAGATTTTCTCCGAAACTTCGATCAGGCGCTCGACCTTCACCACAGGACGCGCGGGGAGTTGAGCGGCTTCAAGGGCTTCGATATATTCAAAGAGTGCAGACGCGTTCGGCCCTGTTTCTTCATGGTCGCGCCATACTTCAAACGCAGCCTGCACACGCTCGGGTCGGCCCGTCACGGATTGGGCGCGGGATGCGGTGAGGGCTTCGAGGCGGTCGGCGGCCTGTTCCATACAACGCCGAATCTCGCTTATGGGGACTTTGGCGGCATAGATTCGAAGCTGTTCAGTGCTGTATCCGTCTTCCATATCTATTCTCCTCAAATCGCCGCCCTAAGCAGCCCAAACAAAAATCGTTGCGGCAAACACGGCCAGCAGGAACGCGCATGCCATAAGGCTATTCAGCGCTCCGTATGCTTCGTGCCGCTCTGCGCGGTGTCGCGCGTTCATTTCGGCAAGGCGCGCCGTGATGCCAAGTCGTGCATCCTGCACAAGCAGCGTGTGTATGCGGTCGTCCCGCACAGCCGCGCTCACAGGTCCGCCTCCAGCAACGCCCATCGGCTGGGCTTCTTGCGGCGATACCGCGCCCGCACAGGCCGCCCGTGACGCTTAGCCTTGTGGTCGGCGCGAGGCATTGGCTCGTCGCTCCAGCGACCGCACGCACCAACGGCGCCGCCAGCTTCCGCCGGCAACGCCAGTTCCTTTTTGTTGTTTGGTTTTGTAGTCTTGGTGGCAGCGCCCCCGCCATGGACACGGGCCTGGCCAAGCCCAAATTCGTGGCCCGTGCCGTCAAATCTTCTGACTGTTTCCGTGGGCAAAAGCATTGTCATTTTCTTGTCTCCTATCCAATGGTTGCAGCGTGTGGTGTCCGCTACATGTACGCAATATGCACATATGGAATTATGGAGTCAACAAGAAAATATGGATTTATGCGAAAAAGCGCGTTGGGTTGGATGCGGGCCAACACAAAAAAGCCCCGCGCTTGGCGGGGCTGTGTAGGTGGGGCGCTTGCTGGCTACCCGCGTTGCGCGAACACTATAGGGTGGATCGAGACCACGTCGCCCAGGTCGTACTCTATCTCGCGCTGCGGGTTGTGCTGGCACACAACGAGCTTGGTCGGCGTCTTGCGCACGTACTCTTTGATAAAGCCGTGCGGCGCGTCAAATTCCTCGTTGGGCCGCAACTGCACCACTACGTCATCGCCACGCCCTGCAGGCTTGTGCGGGTTTAGCCAAACGGTCTCACCGGCCTTATAGCGCGGATACATCGACTCGCCGTCGACATAAGTGGCGTATGCGTCCGGCACGCCCTCGAGTTGTGGCGGGCGCGATTCCCAGCCGATAACATCGCCATTAAAGAGGTACATGCCGTCGTCACCGCCACGAGCACGACCATACACCGGCACGTCGCGGTTCGGCATGGTTGGGGCGGGGGCTGCAGTTATGCTTGATGAGGAGCGCATTACCGCGGGCAGTCGCTTGCGCTCGGCGGCCTTGACGGACTCAAACATGAGCTCGCGAAACTCGTCTTCTGGGATACTCAAGAGTTCCGCATATTTTTGCCAGCCGCGCGGCGAGGTGGTCTGCCCGCTTTCAACCGACGACACAGTGGACTGATTCACACCGAGTCGCTCTGCCAGGTCGTCCTGACCCCAGCCCAGAACCATGCGTTTTTGCTTTACGTAATCGCCTAATTTGCTCATGCGCGTGTCAATATACCCATATTATCGGCATGTCCAATGCAATTAGGGCTTGACATGTTCGCCTAAATCCATATTGTGGGCATTTGCAAAGACGCGGAAGTGCCGCGTAGCGCAGTTAGCGCAAGAACATCGGGCAGGGGAGGTGAAAATGCGAAACGCAGCGCGGAGCGCGCGGGCCATAGAGTCTACAGAGCCCAAGCCTACTTGAAGAATAGCACACGATGGGACCTGGGCATGTCGTGAAACTGCCCATCACACAAAGCGAAAGCGCCAGCTAACAGAACCACCTTTCGGTGGGGTCACCACAACATTACCCGCGCCGACGCTTTCGACCATTGAGGAGACGCCGCATGGGGAGACCCCAAGAGGAAAGGCAATGAAATTGCCACGTCCCTGCGGCGCGGAATTTACACCACACCACACCACCACGCAAGCCATCGAGGAGAACACATTGAGACAGGCAGCGAACGACAACGCCCCGGCGGCCCGTGCCGCCATCCACACAACCAAAAGCGGTCGCCAATACCGCACGGTGCGCAAGATCACCGACTATGTTGGCTCAAAGGCCCGCTACGCCGATGTGGCGCTGCCCGTGCTGCCTAGCGAGGTGGCGGCGTGAACTGCGCACAGAGCGGCAAGGCCGCGAACGACAACACACGCCGTGACAGCGATATGCCCATCATTTTGGGCACCCACGAATTTGCGTTCGATCGCAACGAGACCGTCGAAGTGACGCTCGTCGGCCGCGTTATTGAGCGCAAGGACACCCCCAAGGGCAACGCATACTGGATCGAGCAGGACTTGCCCGATGGCCGCACCGCGCGCCAGTGGTTCAAGGAGCGTGACGTTTATCCTTCGGATGCACCAGCGCGGAGGGTGGCGGCGTGACGTACAGAGACCCCGACGAACCATTCGGCCTTGGCGATACCGTCCGCGTGCTCGGCACGGTTTACGGCACCGTAGTGCGCGCCGCTTTTTCGACCTTTTCCGAACCGGAATACCTCGTGTCGTACGTCGACGCGACGGGCAGCCCGCAGAAGCGAGAATGGCTGCAAAGCGAACTGTCGTTCGTCAAAGCCTTCAGCGACCAGGCCGAGGCGGACAACGAAGACGAATACGAAGAGGACAACGTCGTGCCGCTTCGGCGCGCTTGATTGAAACTGCGGACACCACACCGCAAACCATGAGGAGATTTGGATATGGGTAAATACGGAATAGGCGCGAGAGTGCGTGATAACGATGGCGATGAAGGTGTGATTGTCGGGAAGCGGAAGGGAGAAAGGAAGGTCCGGTACGACGGAATGACCGGAGGTCGCTCTTGGCTGAACGGCGAAGCGCTTTGGTGGGATAAATCCAGCCTAACCCCCATCGCCGACAACGACGACGCACCAGCCGCGCAGGAGCCGGCAAGCCAGCCGAAGTTTAAGGTCGGGGATCGGGTTCGCAACGTGAGCGAAGGTCGATATGTCGATTTCAATATTGGTGCGTGTGGCACCATTGTAGAATGTATCGATCAACACGGCTTCGACGTTAAATGCGAAGACACAGGTTGGACCGGGCACTTCTTCAGGTACGGAATTGAACTGGTCGCCAACACCACCCCCGAATGGCAGCCGAAGGTCGGCGACCGGGTGCGGTTTACTGGCGAGTGCCTGACCGATTGGTGGTTCGGTCCGCACACCGAACACAAAGAAGGAGTGGTTTCGGCAGAGAACGGGCCTGATTCGTATGCGTTTGATGTCATGGTCGAGGGGGAGTCGGTACGGGCTCACGTCGACATTGCTCATATTGAACCACTGCCCGTTTCCGCGGAAGCGCAGGGGGCAAGTGACGAGTGGGTGCCTGAAGTAGGGCAGCGGGTGCGGCTCAAAGATGTGAACCACGTCGAAGAATGGGGGAAGGCGGGGGAATGCGGCACGGTGGTTTCTGTGTGCATTGAAGACAAAGATGCGCAAGTGCAGTTCGATGAATCCGGAGCGTGGTGGGCCGCGATGAATAACCTTGGCCCAGTCACAGAACCCGCACCACTCACCGTCGAAGCCGGCAAGTTCTACCGCACGCGCGACGGGCGAAAGGTCGGGCCTGTGGAGCGGCGGCAGGAAGGCTACAGCGGCGACTACCCATGGACGGACAGGCCATCCAACCCCGGCCCGGCCCACACGTGGCAGGACGATGGCTACATGTTCTTTACCGGCAGCGTCGACGATGGAGACCTCGTCGCTGAGTGGGTCGACGAGCCCGTTGCGGCTGCTCCCGCAAAGCCCGCACCAAGCCCCAAGTTCAAGGTGGGTGACCACATTAAGGTAAAAGACGGCACGTTGACCGGCGTAATCCACGCGCGTAACAGCGCTGGCGCAATGTCGTTCATCATGGATGGCGACACCGTGCCCGGGCCACAGTTCTGGTACGACGATGAACTGGTGTTGCTATCACGCCCCTCCTTCATCGTCTGCAAACTGAACTCAAACGGCAAGCCGCTTCCCAATCGTCGGCCGCGTGTTCACGCCACAAAACGAGTCGCCAGTGCTGAGGCTCAGCGACTTGCCGGTATCTACGGCGGCGAGTTCGCTGTGTATGAGCGGGTAGACTCATGGGGAGGCGCGGCTACGGTATGACCAATCACAACCACTACAGCCGCCACCACTACAGCACCAACCTGCACCCAGCCCGCAACGGGCTGCGGACGGCCACACGGGCGGCAATCGTTACCGTGGCTTTCCTGCTGCCCGCTGTCTGGGTTCTGGACGCCATAGGCGCGCTGTGACCTTGCTTCTGCTTGCGGCGGTTCTGTTGCTTGCGCTTAGCAACAACGGGCCGCCACCGGCTTACTGACCACCACAAACCACTGAGGAGACAAAATGAACTTCAAAGCCATTCTTTCGGCTATCGGACTCGCCGTTCTGGCCGTAACGCTGGCCGCTTGCTCGGCGGCTGACACCGCCAGCCGCAACCTATCTACGGCGGCGGACAATTTCGAGGTCAATCGCCGCGTAATTTTTTACAACGGCATCACCGACAGCTACATGCTGACAATAGAGGGGCACTGCTCGCTCGGAAATAGCGACAAATCCGGCCAACTTACCGTCACATGCAGGGTTGGGCAGAATACCTACAAGAAACACTTCTTGGGCCTGTCCGACAACGTGACGTATTTCGTGGAGCACCTGGAGCCGACGGGAGCCAGTGAATTCCACTACCGCGTGATGTTCCGTCCGCAGACAGTTCTCCCCGACATTGATTTCGAAGGTGACGCCTCGGAATTGTTCGGCGGCGCCGATGACGTCTACGAGCAGTAACTTCCACCACCACACCGCCCTGCGCACCACGGCAGGGCGGGCAACCATTGAGGAGAATTGAATGGCAATTTCACTAGCCACACTCGACAGTTCAAACAAAAAGAAACCGCCTGTCATTGCGGTATATGGGAGCGGCGGCGCAGGAAAGACCAGCCTGGCGGCTGAGTTTCCCAAGCCGATCTATATCCATACAGAAGGCGAAGAGACCCCCGACGATGTCGACATTCCCAGCGGCGAAATCGCGACCTTTGCCGAACTGCTTGATCTAATCGGTGAACTGCTGACCGAGCAACACGACTTCAAGACCGTAATTATCGACAGCATGGACGCGGTCGAAAAGATGGTCTGGGCCTACACGTGCCAGCGCATGGGTTGGGACACAATCGATAGCAACGACAAGGGATCACCGACAGCGTTCGGCAAAGGTTACCTTGAGGCAGACAACGACTGGGCCGAACTCATCAAGGCCATCAAGGCGCTGTCGCGCAGCGGCATCTACGTCGTTCTCGTGATGCACAGCGAAATCAAGTCATTCAATGACCCGATGGTCGATTCCTACGACCGGTATCGCCCCAAGCTGCAGAAGAGGGCTGCCGACCTGATTATCGAAAAGAGCGACGCGCTCTTGTTCCTGTCCAAGCGAACATCGGTCAAGCAGGTCGAAAAAGGTTTCGGCAAAAAGGAAAACAAAGCGGAGGGCATGTCGGGCGGCGAGCGCGTCATCTTCACCGACGAGCGGGCTGGGTTCTTGGCAAAGAACCGCATGAATTTGCCGCCTTCGCTTTCCTACAAGAAGGGGCAGGGGTTCGCGGACCTGTCAAAGCACTTCTCGTTTGCCAACGACAACGCGCCGGCCAGCGAGGCCGACGCGGCGTAGTGATGGAGGATGATAATGATGGCCTAGTGCGCTCCCCGAAAGAGGCGGCCGCGGTAGGGTCAAAGAGGTACTTCACTGGGAAGCCGTGCAAGAATGGGCATGTCAATTACCGACTAACCAGTAATAGGCGTTGCGTTGACTGCCTCGGGGCGGCGAGTAAGGCATGGAGGGAAAGCAATGTAGAATATTTGCAGCAGTACCGTCGCGATCACAGGGCGCAGAATACAGAGGAATATGCCAGGAGATGGGATGAATGGTACTCCGAACATCGCGATGAGGTTCTGGATAGGAAAAAGCAAAGCTATCAGGAAAACCGTGAAGATGCCCTGGCTTATGCGGCCAAATATCGCGCTGAGAACCCAGGAAAAGTGGCCGAGGCAACGGCCAAATGGAGGGCCAAGAACCCAGACAAAATCAAGGAGGCTTGGGACGCATGGTACGCAGAAAAAGGAAAGGAGTATCATAGAAAAAAGCGACTTAACCCAAAGCACAGGGTCGATGATGCGATCTCAGGGGCTATTTATGGTGCCCTAAAGGGCGAAAAAGGCGGGCGTGGGTGGCAGGAAATTGTCGGCTACACTCTCGAAGACTTATCCAGCCATCTCGAGAAATTGTTTCAGCCCGGTATGACATGGGAAAACTACGGGGAATGGCACATTGACCATATAATTCCAAAGTTAGTCTTTCAGTACGAGTCGCCGGAACATATTGACTTTGGGAGGTGCTGGGCTCTTTCAAATCTACAGCCACTTTGGGCAGTAGATAATCTCAAGAAGGGCGCCAAACTTACCAAGCCGTTTCAGCCTAGTCTAATGCTGGCTGTCAACGACAACGAGAAACTAATCACCACAACTAAACCATCTAGGAGACAAAAGCATGGCTAAACTTCAAACCCGCTTCGACGCGACCGCTGTTGATACTGAACAGCGCGGCGAGTACGAGGAGCTTCCTAACGGGCTCTATCAGCTTGAAGTAACAGAGGCGGATGTTGCGCCGACCAAATCCGGCAATGGCACCATTTTGAAAACGACCAATCGTGTGCTGGCCCCCATCGAGTACGAAGGCAGACTCCTCTTTAATTCGTACAATCTTGAAAACGCTAACGAAATCGCTCAGCGTATTGGCCAGAAACAATTCGGAAGCCTATGCCGTGCACTCGAGTTGGATGGCGTCGAAGACACCGACGAGCTTTTGTACAAGGGCTACTACGCGAAGGTAAAACTCGGAAAGCCTTCCAAGGATGGGACTTACCCGGCCCGCGCTGAAATCGGCACGTTCCTGTTCCCCGACCAGTTTGGCCCGAACACCCCAGTCCCCGCAATCGACGACAACCAGCCTGCTCGCCCTGCTGCAGCAAACGACAACCGCGCTGCTGCGAATGACAACGGTTCAGGTCGTACTGCGCCCGCGGCACAGACGGGCGGCGCCAAGAAGGCGCGGCCTTGGGGGTAGTCCGTAGCACGTAGCAAACCAGCCGGGGCGTTCACCACGCGCCCCGGTGCCACCAGATGAGGAGACATGATGACCAACTATGACAACGAGGCTAAGCTGCTGCTTAGAGCGGCATCACCCACCCCCGGCGCATACGCTGCCGGCGGAGCGGTGACAAGCGTGTTCACCAACCAGCCTATCAACGACGTGGACGTGTACTTCCGGTCCAAAGATGACTTCGAATACGCCGTCGAAAGCGCATACGAGGACGGCATGTGGTGCGTGGATTCGTCCAAGCGTGCCGTGACGTTCAGCGATAATGGCGGCACGCCGGTGCAGTATATGCACTTCGATTTTTTCCCGACCGCCGATGACATTTTCAAGGCGTTCGACTTCACGGTCTGCATGGGCGCCTACGACTACGACGCCAAGGAATTCGTGTTTCACCCCGACTTCCTGAAACACAACAGCCAGCGGTTCCTGCGCTTCAACCCAGGCACGCGGTACCCGCTCGCCAGTGCCGTTCGCACTCTCAAATACCAGTCGCGCGGCTATACGCTCGGCAAGGGCGACATGCTCAAGATTGCGTTGGCCTGCCGTGGTGTTCGCATCGAGACGTGGGACGACCTTAAAGACCAGATCGGCGGCGCATACGGCGAAAAGGTAGTGCTCGGCAACGAGGACAAGGAATTCACGCTTGCCGCAGCAATCGACGCTCTGACAGTCGGCGAGGACGGTAGTTCCGAATTTATCGTTCGCGAGACCAGCAATCAGCCCGGTTATTCCAAAGACCTCCTGCGAAAGCTGGCGGAGATGAAGGGCGAGGAATTCGACGAGTCGCGATTCGACGAAGAGGGCTATCTGCCGGAGCTCGAGCGGGACAAATTGCCAAACGCCGCCTAACACCCCCGCTGCGCGGCTCACCACACCGCGCAGCGCCACCACCCATTGAGGAGAAAAACACCATGGCGAAAGCCCAAGCCCCGACGGGCATACTTACGGTTGAGCGATCCGCGATCGTTGCTGCGCTCACGCAGGCAAGCAAGGCGGTTGAGAACCGCAACACATACCCGATCCTTGCTAACGTTCTTTTGTCAGCCGATGCCGACAAACTAACCATCCGCGCCACAGACCTGGACATTGAGATTACCACCAGTGCACCGGCCAGCGGCAAGCTTCCCACGACGACCGCGCCCGCCAAGATGCTGCTGGACATTGCCAAGCGGCTACCGGCTGGTGCGGAAATCACGCTGGCCGTTGAGGACGAGCACTTGGTCGTCAAGTCCGGACGGTCGCGGTTCAAGGTTGCCACGATCGACCCCGAGGCGTTTCCCGAACTAAAACAGCCCGCCTACACCACCACGGCCACCATGGATTTGGCTGCGCTGGTTGCGCCAGTCACGTTCGCGATGTCCGACGAAGAGACCCGCTATTATCTACGCGGCGTGTTCCTGCACACCAGCGATGGACGCTTGCGCGCAGTAGCAACGGACGGCCACAGGCTGGCCGCTGTGTACGGGCCGGAGCTTGCACTGGCCGAGGGCATCATCGTTCCGCGTAAAACGGTTGGCCTAATTCCAGAAGGGTCCATTCAGGTTGATATCGGCGAAGGCCGGATCCGGTTCACGGCTGGCGACACCGTGATTGTGTCCAAGCTGGTAGAGGGCTCCTTCCCCGACTACGAACGGGTTATTCCCAAGAACAACGACAAGCCGGTTGTGCTGGACCGCAAGGCGTTATCGTCTGCCGTCGAGCGCGTCGGCGTGTTTGCCAGCGAGCGGGGCGGCAAAGCTGTGCGGCTGGAAATCGCGCCGGGCCAGGTCGTGCTTTCCGTTACCGGAGAGGGCGGGCAGGCCAGCGACGAAATCGCGTCGGACTATGAAGGCGAGCCTTTCGAGATTGGCTACAACGCCAGTTACCTTTCCGAGCTCTTGCGCGTCGTTGAGGGCGATAGCGTCACGTTTGAAATTCGCGACGCTGGCAGCCCTGCGCGCGTCGTGGGCGGCAACCCGGACTGGTGCGGGGTGCTGATGCCCATGCGCGTAAACGGGCGTGCTGAAGCGGAGGAGGCGGCGTGATGGGTAGGAGAAACCAAACATCGTGCATGGTCGAGGTCGATATCGACTTTGACGTCGTGCTGCCCGAGGTGCCGACCGAAACGTTGGTTGAGGAGTTGCGCAGCCGTAGGGCGGAGCATGAAACGCAATACAATGGCACCGTCCGCACCGCCATTACCCAAATCCAGCGCGGCGACTTAGCCGACGCCATAACCACGCTAGAGCGCGAGTTCTTTCCGAAGTGGTCGAGTGTCGACGCCAGTAAGGCAGCGTACCTGCACGCCACGTTCCTCAACAACGCCACGGCGCAAGCTGTGGCGGAGGAGGGGTGATGTACAAGGTTCGATCAATTGATTGGCAGGAAGACGAGGACGATTTCATCGAATTTCCCGGCGCAATAGATGTTGACGACGCAGCGCACGAATGGTGCAAGTTCGGCGATAGCAATAGCTGGTTTGTCGACGGATACCCTGAAGACCACGAGCTTGAAGTGTTGCACCCGGACGGTACGCGCACGCGGCACGAGGCGAACACCGAATGGTCGCCTGACTTCTATGTGCACGACAAAGAGGTGTCGTCATCGTAGCTTTGCCCAAACCACAACCCGTCACCGTCACGGCTATCTACCGGGCGTATGAAGCCGCTAACAAGCACTACGACTCGCTGGGCATATCGGTCGGCGAGATCGGCAACGAGTGTGACCGCGCGCTTTGGTACAATCTAAGGTGGGCCAGCCAACCCGAGGAGATCGACGGCCGCAAGCTGTCGATTTTCCGCACCGGCGACCGTTGGGAAGACGTGCTTGTCGACGACCTGGAACGCATTGGCGTCGAAGTGTGGGGCCAGCAGGACCGCATACGGCTGGCGTCGGGGCATATCCGCGGCAAATGCGACGGCAAGGCCCTGGGGCTGCCCGAGGCGCCCAAGACAGAGCATTTGCTAGAGTTCAAATCCAGCAATGACGCGGGCTTCAAGCAGATCAAAAAGCACAAGTGCAAGGACGCAAAGCCCTTACACTATGCGCAGTGTCAAATCGGGATGCACGCATTCGGCTTGTCCCGATGTTTGTACCTGGTCGTGAACAAAAACGACGACGAGCGGTATGCGGAGCGCATTGAATACGACGTTGCATTCTGTCTTCGCTTAATCGCCAAAGTCGAGCGGCTTATCGGACTGCACGAGCCGCCTAGTCGCATATCGGAAAAGCCAGACTTTTTCGGCTGCCGATTCTGTCGCCATTCGGCTGTTTGCCACGATGGCGTCATGCCGCGCGTGACCTGTCGTTCTTGCGTGCACTCGACGCCAGAGATGGGCGGGGATGCGCATTGGTCGTGTGCGCGCTGGTCCAAGCCTTTGTCGGTTGATGAGCAACGCCAAGCGTGCGGTGCCCATCTCACGCTCCCCGGAATGGTGCCGGGCGAATTGTTGGAGGTCGACGAGGCCGAAGAGACAATCGCATACCGCATGAAGGACGGCAGCACCTGGATCGACGGGGCGCCGTCGAATGATAACGGGCCGATAAGGAAGGGAAGGGTGTCATGACGCGGACGTACTGGCGACACCCGGAAAGCGATAGCTATTGGGCAAGCAACGAGGCTAATCCTGTCGACATCGACGAACTTTGCGTTGATCTCGATCGGGAAGAATACCACGAACATCTGATCGCCCGCTTTAAGGCGTTAGGCGGACCGTATCGCGTTGTCGTGTTCGGCGGCCGCGATTTCAACGACCAGCCGATGCTTGATTCCGCACTGGATGACTTCCACAGGGACTGCGGAATTGCCGTTCTGATTGAGGGTGAAGCTCGCGGGGCAGACTTGCGGGCAAAGGCGTGGGCAAAGAAGCGCGGTGTGCGTGTCGAAGAATACCCTGCGCCGTGGGACGACATTGAACACCCTGACGCTCGCGTGATGACGCGGCGCGACGGCAAGAAATACGACGCCAATGCTGGCCCACGCCGCAACCAGCAGATGATTGACGAGGGGCGGCCGGACTGCGGCATCGCCTTTCCCGGCGGCAGTGGGACGGCGAATATGGCTGAAAAGTGCGAGCTCGCCGGTGTCCCTGTCTTTCACATCGCCTCCTAGCCGCGCCCCGCGCAACCGGGCGCCATGCGCACAGCACATGCAATTAGCGGTTGACATATTTGCATAAACACATAATATGCACATATAGAGCAATATGGAGAAGCGAAATGGCCACCCGCAAAAGCACCCCGAAGTACGAAGTCGTAACCACTGATAGCCGCGCAGTCATTCACACTGGCATTTCGAAAACTGACGCAACTCGGTTCGCAGCCGACATGAACCGTGGCGGACGCAAATCGGTCGAGGTTCGGGCCGTTCGACCCGCCTAGTTGCCCAGCAACCGGGCGGGCACACCACCGACTAGTCACCACCTGGTCGAGCCACTTGAGGAGAGAAAGAATATGAAAAAGATGGACCTGACAGGAGAGAGATTTGGGAGGCTTGTGGTTGTTCGGGAGGCGCCGAAGAAAACTAGAATTAGGTGGGAATGCGAGTGTGACTGCGGCGGGAAAGTAGTGGTTCAAGCTACAAATCTGAGGAGCGGACACAGTCAATCATGCGGATGCATAACGCGGGAACTGCAAAGTAAGCGCGCCACGGAGCGAAACACCATTCACGGGCACAACACGTTAGTATGGAAATCACCTACTTGGCAGTCTTGGCATGCGATGATCTGTCGATGCGAGGTTAAGACGCATCGAAGTTACCCCGATTACGGTGGTCGTGGAATTACAATATGCAGCGAATGGCGGGCCAGCTTTGTAAGCTTCTTGCGGGATATGGGCGAGCGCCCAGACGGAATGTCCATTGATCGTATCGATGTAGACGGAAACTACGAGCCCGGCAATTGTCGATGGGCAACTGGAACAGAGCAACAACACAATCGCCGTGACAATTGGTGGAAGTGGGCGGCCAACGAAAATGGGGAATGGGTTCGTGCCGCTTAGGTATTATCAACGACAGGCCGTCGACGCGGTTTTCGAATACTGGCGCACCACGCCGGGGAACGCGCTCGTCGACATGGCAACCGGCACCGGAAAATCGATGACCATGGGTACGCTTACCCAAGAGATGGTCACGGACTATCCCGACATGCGCGTGCTTAACTGTTCGCATATTGTCGAGCTCGTCGAGGGCAACTTCAAGGAGTTGATGGGTCTCTGGCCGTTTGCCCCAGCGGGAATCTTTGCGGCCGCGCTAGGCAGAAGAGACCGACACGCACAAATCCTGTTTTGCCAGCTTCAGACCGTTTGGAACAAGGCTGCTGAAATCGGCTGGGTCGACGTACTCGAAATCGACGAAGTGCATCTCGTTCCCGACAACGAAAATACGATGTACCGTCAGTTCATCGACGCGCTGTTGGCGATCAACCCAGATATGAAGATTGTCGGTTTTTCGGCCACGCTTTACCGCATGAACAGCGGACGGCTGGACGAGGGCGACGACCGACTGTTTGACCAGACCGTTTATGAATACGGCATTCGGTCGGCGATCGACGACGGGTATCTGTGCCCGATTACGTCCAAGCCGGTTAGCGCCAAAATCGACGTGTCTGGCGTTCGTACCACCAAGGGCGACTATGCCGCCGGGGATTTGGCTCGAGCGGTGAAGGCCGCCGACGCTTACGGACAAATCATCGAGGAGGTTATGGACACGGAAGGCCATCGCAAGGCCGCGCTATTCTTCTGCCCTGGCATTGAGAACGCGACCGACATGGCCAAGCTTGTGCGCGCAGCGGGACGCACTTGCGAAGTCGTGACTGGCAAGACCCCGAAGGCGGAACGTCGACGGCTGATCGAAGCGTTCAAGCGCGGCGACATATGGGCGCTGAGCAACGACAATATTCTGTCGACGGGCACGAATCTGCCGCGCGTTGATTTGCTGGTGGACACCTACCGCACCAAGTCGGCCAACCGCTACGTGCAGCGCGTGGGGCGCATGACGCGCGTGATTTATCCGCGAGGATTCGAGCCCGAAAGCACGGACGCAGAAGGCCGCCGCGATGCGATTGCCAACGGGCCGAAGCCGAACGGTCGGTACATGGATTTTGCCGGGTGCATTGAGGAACACGGGCCGGTTGATATGATCCAGCCGCGTGCACCCGGTAAGGGTGGCGGCGAGGCTCCCGTGAAAGTCTGCCCGACGTGCGAGGAAATATTGCACGCCTCGTTGCGAGTGTGCTGGTGCTGCGGACATGAGTTCGTTTTTGACACGGCGCCGAAGGTGCAGACGCGGGCATCCGACGCCCCAATCCTGTCCACCAACGAACCCGTCTGGCGCGAGGTAACGGGCCGGACGTTTCGGGAGCATATGGGTAAGAAAGGACCATGTGTGCGGATTGACTACCAGTTGGGTCTGTCGATGCAAAAGGACTTTGTCGGCCCCGAGAGCGTCGGGTTCTTCAAGCAAAAGAGCGATAGGGTATGGAAGTCCCACGGCGGAAAACTGCCCTTCCCAGCTACCGTCGCCGAGTTCCTTGACCGGGCAGATGAACTGGCCGTCACGACCGAAGTTAGCGTTGTGAAGGTCGGCAAGCATTGGAATGTTGAACACTGGAAGGCAGGCACCGAGCGCGCCGGTAGCGAGGTTGTGCGGGCCGATAATGATAATGACGAACGAACCCGCCTGCGCGCTATGGGCGATTGGGACGACGAAGTGCCCTTCTAGTGGCCAGTTGCCCCGCAACCCGCCACGTAACATGCCGCAACACCACGGCGGCGAACCATGAGGAGAAGAGAGATGAGTGAACCAGAACTGCCGCGCTTTGTAGTGCAGGGCATCGACCTTAGAGACTACATCGCGCTTACCGCTGGCGCAGAAGAAATACACCGGTTCCAGCAATATGGGGTTCCGCCCATGGGAGGGCAGAAACGACCGAAATACACCATCGAGGAGGCGCGCTATCGGTACGCCGACGCCATGCTCGCAGCCCGCACAATAGCCACCACCACTGGCACCACCACTTGAGGAGATTGAAATGAGCAAGACACAAGCCACGGCAGCAACTAGCGTAGCAGCGCCCACGGCAGCTAACGACAACCCGTTCCTGGCGCGCGACGCGCAGGAACTGCAAACCCACATCGAAGCCGTACTGCGCGACTTCCCCGAACTTGCCGACGACGACGAACTGGCCGCCGATACATTCGAGGGGCTTGGATTGAATGACTTCCTTGCCCGTGCCGTGACCGCCAGTCTGGACGCCAAAACGATGCAGGTCGCGATTGCAGAAAGGGCGAAAGACCTAAAGGCGCGGCAGGACAGATATGGCAAGAAAGAAGCCGCCATGCGCGCGCTTATGTTCCGCGTCATGTCGGCGGCGGGTCTGCCAAAGCTCACGCTGCCAGAGGCCACGCTGTCGATTAACAAGGGGCGCGATAAGGTCGAGGTCGTCGACGAAACCAAGCTGGCTGGCGAGTACGTTCGCACAACTACGGCACCGGACAAGACCGCAATCATGGATGCGTTCAAGGCTGGAAAGGTCGTGCCGGGTGCCGAGTTGCGTGTCGGCGAACCTGGGCTGGTTGTGAGGTCTGTGTGATGGACTACGTTGTTGCGATAGCCATTGTAACTGGCCTCGTTTCGCAGCCGCTGTCTATGGCACTCAACCGTGCCTGGATTGCCACTGTCGGGCTTGCAATAGGAATGGCTGGAGTGGTCGGGCTGTACTTCGTTCTACAGTCCTAACCGGCCATATCTGGCCCCACTATTGCGCGCGGACGCTGCGCAATAGTCACCATGCACAGGGCCATCCGCCCGTACACCGGCACGTAGTCACCACCTGCGTGCGCCACTTTGAGGAGATGATATGACCACCACAGATGTGGCCGCACCCGTGGTGCTGGCCGACGGCAAAGTCACGCTACACGCTGCCGATTGTAGAGATGTGCTGCGCGGGCTTGATGATAATTCAATCGATAGCGTTGTGACCGACCCGCCTTATGCGCTGGTGTCGATCCAAAAAAGGTTTGCGAAATCACCACGCAGCGAGACAACCGAGAACCCGACCAACCCATACGGTAGGACGGGACGCGGATTTATGGGCAAGACCTGGGACAATGGCGAAGTCGCTTTCGCCGTCGAGTTCTGGGCCGAGGTACTGCGCGTGCTCAAGCCGGGCGGGCACGTCGTGGCGTTTTCGGGGACCAGAACCTATCACCGCATGGCTGTTGCGATAGAGGATGCTGGGTTTGAAATCCGCGACCAGTTGGGCTGGCTGTATGGAAGCGGGTTTCCGAAAAGCCACGCCGTTGACGCCGGTCTTTGGAAAGGAGTTTTGAATTGCCAATCGAAAGAGAATGCCCCGCTTGTGGTGCAACTTTCAGCGTTTACCCATCTCAAATCAAGAGAGGCGAGGGAACATATTGTAGCCGCGCCTGCTCTAATCCTGCCAGAGGGCGCTCCGGCGCTGATAATGGCAATTGGAAGGGAGGGCGGTTTATCCGGAGTGACGGTTATGTCGCTGTCGGAATCGGAGGCGGAAAGTATCAGCTTGAGCACAGGCTGGTCATGGGAAAAGAGCTTGGTCGACCGCTCCGAACCGAGGAGCATGTACACCACAGAAATGAACGAAAAGCAGATAACGACAACGAAAATCTGGAAGTCACTAACGTCGTTGATCACGCAAAAATCCACGCTCCGCAACGTGACCCTTCAAAATGGGTGGACGTGGCCTGCAATCACTGTGGCATCAAGTTCCAAAGGCGAAAATACGAGCAGGAACGCCATCCCGATTCTTACTGTTCTCGACGATGCTACCTGGAATCCCGTCGCGCAAGCTAGTGGCGCAGGAACTTCTCTAAAACCAGCATGGGAGCCAATCTGTCTCGCCCGCAAGCCGCTCGACGGCACTGTCGCCGCCAACGTTCTGAAGTGGGGTGTGGGTGCGCTGAATATTGATGGGTGTCGGGTGGGTGATGAGGTGCGCGTAAACGCACCGAGTAGCACTAAGGAGCGCGTGGCCATGGGCGGCGGATGGCGCGAGGACGCGCAACCAACCGTTGCGACCGGCCGCTGGCCCGCCAACATCGTCCACGACGGCAGCGACGAGGTGGTGGGTGCGTTTCCTGATGCGAAGGGCCAGCAGGGGTATGTTGGGCCGGAGCATGGTGAGCGCCCATCTCGCGGAATCTATGGC